CAGGAAGAAGTTAAAGAAGAAAAGACGGTGGATATTGATACATCAGGACCTGATGTTGATATTACCCTTCCTGAAGAAAAGGCTCCCGTTGAAGTAAAGGAAGAGCCAAAAGAAGAGGTCCAAGAGCCGAGTACCACGGATCAAGAAATACGAACCACGGAACAAGAACCTAAAGAAGAGAAAAAAGAAGAAACAAAAGACGAAAAGAAGGAAGAATTAGAAGAATATAGTCAAGGAGTTCAAAAACGAATCGCAAAACTAACGAAAAAATGGCGTGAAGCGGAAAGACAAAAAGAAGCCGCTTTAGATTATGCCAAAGGCGTTCAGAAAGATTATTCTGATATAAAAACTAAACTTTCACGTTTAGAGCCTAGTTATGTGACTGCGGTTGAAAATAGAGTCACTTCTGGCCTACAAGCCGCTCAAGCTAAACTTGTTAGAGCAAGAGAAGCAGGAGATATCAATGCTGAAGTCGAAGCATCAAAAGAAATTGCAAGACTAGGTGTTGAAGAAGCTAGAGTTAACACTTTAAAGAGTAAATTGTCTGATACGAAGGAAAAGGAAGTAAAAACGCCTTCTTTAGATGATGCGCTTAAAGCTCCACCAGCCGATCCAAAAGCCGAAGCATGGGCTGAAAAGAACGATTGGTTTGGAAAAGATAGTGCGATGACCTATACGGCCTTTGATTATCACAAGAAACTAACTGAGGACGAGGGAATGGATCCCAAATCCGACGAATATTATGCTGAGATAGACAAGCGAATGCGTCTTGACTTCCCACATAAATTTGGTAAAACAGAGTCTAAGGAATCGACTAAACCGACACAAACAGTAGCGTCAGCGACGCGAAGTGTAAGACCTAGTCGCTCAACCGTGAGACTCACATCATCTCAGGTAGCAATCGCTAAAAAATTAGGTGTGCCACTTGAAGAATATGCGAAACAACTAAAAATCACGAAGGAGGTATAGCATATGAAAAAAGACGACATAAAAACTTCCCGTGCGAGCCAAACAAGAGAAAAAACTTCTCAGAAAAAAGTTTGGACTCCACCATCATCTTTAGATGCACCCCCTGCACCAGACGGGTACCATCATAGATGGATAAGAGCCGAGTCAATGGGCTTTGATGATACAAAGAACATGGCCGGTAAATTAAGATCAGGATACGAGCTTGTAAGAGCTGATGAATATCCAGGATCGAATTATCCAGTCTTAAATGAGGGAAAATACAAAGGGGTGATCGGAGTTGGCGGCCTTTTGCTGGCAAGGATACCGATAGAGATTGTGAAATCGCGCGACGAGTATTTTAATAAGATAACTCAAGACAAAGACACAGCGGTTGAACAAGATCTCATGAAGGAACAGCACCCAAGTATGCCGATCAATGCTGAGAGGCAGACTCGTGTAACCTTCGGTGGAACTAAGAAGAACTAATTTATTAGCGATTCCTAATCCAACGAAATTTTATTAACCTGTTTACAGAGCAATCTGTAAACTTACGGAGAAAACTTATGGCAAACCAAGACGCAGCCTTTGGTCTAAGACCAATTGGCAAAGTTGGCAGTAATAGGAACTCTGGAGGACTTTCAGAATACGAAATCGCAGCTTGCGCTTCTGCAATTTACCAAAATGATGTTGTAAAAGCATCAGGAGCTGGTATTGCAATAGCAGCAGTTACAGATAACGGAAAACTGTTAGGATCCCTTCAAGGTGTATTCTTTACTGACGCAACGACGTCGAAACCTACTTTTGCAAATCACTTGAATGCAAGTAATGCTGCAACAGATATTAAAGGTTTTATACATGATGATCCATTTCAGTTATATGAAGCACAATCCGATGCTGCTGGAGCAACTGCTCAAGGCGATATCGGAGCGAATGCTGACTTTGCCGTTGCGGCAGGTGCAGCACCTCACTATGTGTCAAAAACTGAATTAACGGATACTCAGTCGACGACTACAGCGAATCTTCGTATTATGAATGTCTCTGATGACCCTGACAATAGCGACTTAACGTCTGCTAATTGTAATTTTAAAGTGATCATCATTGAGCACTTCTTAACAACTACAACTGGAGTATAAACTATGGCTATATCAAGAGGACAACTAGTTAAAGAACTAGAACCAGGCCTAAATGCTTTATTTGGGTTGGAATACAAGAACTACGCAAGCGAGCACGCAGAAATATTTGACACTGAAAATTCAGACAGAGCTTTTGAAGAAGAAGTAATGTTATCTGGATTCGCAAGTGCTCAAGTAAAAGCAGAAGGACAAGGAGTTGTTTTTGACAGCGCCAACGAAACCTTCACTGCTCGTTACACACACGAAACAATTGCTTTAGCGTTCGCGATCACTGAAGAAGCGATCGAGGACAATTTGTATGACAGAGTCTCATCTCGTTATACAAAAGCATTAGCTAGATCTATGGCTAACGCTAAACAAGTTAAAGCAGCTAACGTGCTAAACAGAGCTTTCAACAGCTCATACACTGGCGGTGACAGTAAGGAACTTTGTGCAACTGACCATGCTATCGTAGCAGGTACAGAGCAGAATGAACTTACAACTGCAGCAGACTTAAACGAAACTTCATTAGAGCAAGCATTGATTGACATTGCTGCGCTAACTGATGAAAGAGGTTTAAAAATTGCAGCTCAAGGAAGAAAAATGATTGTTCCTTCGGCGCTTCAATTTACTGCTGAAAGACTGATGAAGTCTCCAGGTAGAGTAGGAACAGCTGACAATGACATCAACGCAGTGAAAAACATGGGGATGGTTCCTCAAGGTTATGTAGTTAATCACTATTTAACAGACACTGATGCTTGGTTCATTAAAACAGATGTACCAAATGGAATGAAACACTTTGTTAGAGCACCGATCAAAACTGCTATGGAAGGCGATTTTGATACTGGTAACGTTAGATACAAAGCTAGAGAAAGATACAGCTTCGGCTGGTCTGACTGGCGTGGTATCTTCGGATCTCCAGGTGCGTAATAGCAATTAATTAAGAGATGAGGCCGCCTTAAAACGGCCTCATTTCGACTATAAAGTACGAAATTACCTATGAAAAACTTTAGAATTCAAATCCGATATTGTGGCTATTATGCAGACTTTAATGTCGTGTGTAATGACACTCCTCAAGATATCGAGAATTCTATCCTTGACAAGCTGGGAAAAAATGAGGTAAAGTTCGAAACTGATGGATTTACCAATAAAAAAGGTAAATGGATAACCTATGAGGAGGTTAATCATGATCGAGGACCTATACAAACAAAAGAAGTCCTTGGAGTTAAGTTGGGAGCAGGAGCATCTTAAAGAGGGTAGATATACTCTCGAAATGACTAAGATTGATCATGCGATTAAAGAAATTATTACGCAGATCAAATTAGAAGAAGCTCGATTAGAAGATCTTAAAATTAAGATCGCTGATTCAAGGCCTGAAGTTTCAGTAGCTACTTAGTAAAAAGCTACATTCTGGAAATCAATCCAAGCTACATAATCTCTTGCGCTTTATTCAAAAAAAAGCTATAGATTAATCACTATACAATTATTTATAGAACGTAGACGAGTATAGTCGACGGCCTAGAGACTACGTTCAGAAACTAGGAGGATTAATTATGGCAAATACAACGTTTAGTGGAGCAGTTAGATCTGAGAACAATTTTAAATTGATCAGTAAAACTGCATCTACAGGAGTAGTGCATGACAGAACCCAAGGTTTTGGGTTAATGGATGCAAGAAGATATTATCTTTATGAGCCTTTCTTACAGAGACCAGGCCTTAATGCGATAAATATCATCGATGCTGATGCGAATGATGCAACAGCACTGGCAGCAACACAAGCAGCGAATAAGAACTTTGAAACATTAGGTACTAATTACACAACTGCTTTGACTACGTTTCCAGGAACTCAAGCAGGGATCCTAATGACAACAGCAACGGCTGATCAAGATCAAGCCATTCTGTTACCACATTTGGATACTAACCAATCAGCTTGGAGTAAAGTTCTATGGGGAACTGAAAATCAGGTTGACTGGGAATGTTCAATTAACTTGGCTGCAACTGACAACCAAAAAGTTTGGGCTGGGTTAAAATTGACTAATGACCAATTGCCTCAAACGGATGCAGATCAAGCATATTTCTATTATGCAAGTGACGCAACGAATGGACAAGCATTGTCAACTTTTACACCTTGGTATTTTATTCAGTCTGTTAATGGTACTGACTATTTAACTAATACAGGTGTGACAGTAGCAGCTAGCACAAACTATCATTTCAGAATTTCGATTGATAGCGATAGAAAACCATCTATTTTTATAAATGGTGTTCAGTACAGTGCAACAACAACTGCAGCTACGACTTTTGATGGTTCAACTGAAGTAACTGGAACAACTCAAGCAACTATTGCGGAAAGTTATTCAGCTACAAATGCGAATACTCAAAAAGGTCCAGCAATGAAGAACGATGTTGATTTAATTCCATACATTGGAATTGAAAATGGAGCAGCGGCAGCTGAAGCATTAAACGTACACTACACAGCAATAAGTAGACACGTTTTTGAATAATAAATAAACTTTAATAGAGCGGGGGCGCGAGCCCCCTCTCTCTAATGGAGGAAAAAAATGGCAGACGCAGTAACAAGTCAAACATTATCAGACGGTGCAACAACCGCGGTAATGAAATTTACAAACATCTCTGATGGTAATGGTGAAGCTTCGGTTAAAAAAGTCGATGTTTCAACTTTAACAGCATCTCCAACAGGAGCAGCTTGTTCTAGAGTTCATATCACACAAGTATGGTATGCAATTTCTGGTATGAGAATTGACCTTGAATGGGATGCAACAACTAATGTTAAAGCATTAATTTTAGGTGGCGGTGTAGCACTGGAACCTACAGTTGGACATTTTGATTTTAGGTCCTTTGGTGGTTTAAAAAACACAGATGCCTCTGGTGTTACCGGAGATATAGATTTAACGACTTTACATCATACGAACAATGATGCGTATACGATTATATTAGAGTTGAAAAAATCTTACTAGGAGGTAGCGAATGGCTAATACTACTTCCGGAACAGTAACGTTCGACAAAACATTTGCTGTTGATGAGATTATCGAAGAAGCTTATGAGCGAATTGGCTTACAATCTGTTTCGGGATATCAATTAAAAACAGCAAGACGTTCTTTAAATATATTATTTCAAGAATGGGGCAATAGAGGTTTGCACTACTGGGAAGTAGGCGACACCAATGTTGATTTGATTGAAGGACAAGCTGAATATACTTTCTATAGAGCATCAGGAGATGGAACTTCTTCTGTCACTGTTGGTGGCACAAGTGGATCTTCGACTTATGGTGTAGCAGATATTCTTGAAGCAACTTATAGAACTGGAAGAACTGAAACTACTCAAGCAGATTCTGCTTTAACAAAAACAGATAGAGCAACTTATTCTGCTTTAGCTAATAAATTATCTAAAGGAACACCCTCTAGATATTTTGTTCAAAGATTCGTGGACAAAACAACTGTTACCATTTACCCAACACCTGATTCTACCGCTGCATCCAAAGACATGCACATTTACTTTGTAAAAAGAATTCAAGATGCAGATTCAACTTATACTGACGCAACTGATGTTCCCTACAGATTTGTACCTTGTATGGCTTCAGGATTGTCATTTTATTTAGCACAAAAATATGCACCACAAAGAGTGCAAGAATTAAAATTATTATACGAAGATGAATTAAAGAGAGCTTTGGCAGAAGATGGATCTTCTACAAGCACTTATATAACTCCGGAGTCTTATTACCCGAGTGGATAATTATGTTTGCAAAAGGAAAATATTCAAAAGCAATCTCAGATCGATCTGGCATGGAATTTCCCTACAGTGAAATGGTTCGAGAGTGGAATGGTATGCTAGTTCATAAATCTGAATTTGAAGCTAAACATCCACAATTAGAACCAAGATCTTATGGTGCAGAAGGACATGGTTTAGCTAATGCTAGACCAGCAAGAGCGGAGACAGATGCTTTAGCAATTTTAGGACCAGATCCTTTTTCAACAATTTCCTCTGGATCAGGAATTATAAATGTTTATGAAAAAAGTCATGGAAGATCTTCAAGTGATACGGTTAGATTTAGAGGACCAGTTTGGACAAGTTCAGATCCTGATGGTTTTCAAAATCCAGTAGACTTTGATGGTATTAGTGGATCTAATATTGCAAAATCTGCAGGTTATTCTATCACAGTTGGAAAAAGAGATTCTTCTGGAGATGTAACAGCAACCGATGATTACTACTACTTTACTGTGGACACGAACACTGCTACAAGTGGAGGAGTATCAGGAGGAGGCAATAATTGTACGGCTGGACCGGCAACATTGACAAACTAAAATGGCAGGATTTACATACTCAACACTTACAACAGCAATACAAAATTATACTGAAGTAGGGACTTCTGTATTATCAAGTACAATTACTGATCAATTTATTGATAATTCAGAATTAAGAATACAAAGAGATGTCCCTATCGATGCGGATCGAAGAGAAGTGATTGGAAATTTAGTTGCTTCTAATGATAGCGTCCATGCTCCTGCAGGAACTTTATTTATAAGAGGTATTCAAGTTTATACTTCAACGACTGCAGCAACAGGGGCTAATGGTTGGCTCATTAAAAAAGATATTAGCTATCTAAGAGAATATGATGCGGCTGAAACGACTACAGGAACCCCTAAATATTATGCAATGTCTGGCGGAGGAGCAACGGGAGCTGGAGCAACGACTTCAGGGAAAATTACCATTGTACCTACTCCCTCTTCAGGCTTTATGTATAAATTACATTATAACGCTAGGCCTCTGGGATTAAGCTCAGCGAATACGACAACTTATTTAAGTTTAAATTTTGGGAATGGACTTTTATATGCATGCTTGGTAGAAGCATTTAGCTATTT